TCCGTCATGGTTTCCAAATCAAACAGAAAAGCGCCATTGGTATCAGCCATGAACACAACGCCCAAATCCCAGTCCGGAAACCAGCTTCCACCGTTCCCATTCGAATGAAGGTCTTCACCATTCGGCTCTTTGGCTTCTACGTTCGGGAAGTTGCGGTTTGGGTTTCGAGTCACCTCAAAGGTTAGTTGAGGAATCCGATTGCCGTAATTTTCCAATTGCATGTTCTCAAACACACAATATGCCAGACCACGGTGGGCCGATACATTTCCCGCTCCTTTATCAGCCTCGATAAGGGAATCCGGAAGTTGATTTTCGTCGCCGAGATAGATACGGAGCCCGTAGCTCTCATCTTTGCGACGCCCTGTGGTTACGGCAGAGACCGTTACCGCGACACGCGATCCTGCCGTTCCGGGAGCACCCGGCGTCCGGGTTGATCCCGAGGTTGTGTCATAAATGAGTTTGCCATCAGCCCAGATGCGAAGAATGCTATCGATTGGTCCCTTACACATTCCCATCGCGAAGCTGGCATCATACGAATATGTGGTCTGCTTAGGTCCGCCCTTACCGGCTCTGGTGGTCTCCTTAGTTTCGCGGATGCCTGTTGTCCAGAGCATGTTGCCGCCGATACGAACGGTTCCATAAATCTCTGGGATAGGCTTACCGTATGTGGAAGCAGAAACCTTAAGATCGTTGAGGCGCGGTCCTTGTGTGGTAGGCCCGAACAAGGACTGACCCACCATTCCACCAAGCGTCATGCCGATAGATGCACCAAGTGGTCCACCTACAAGGAAACCTGCGACGCCGCCGACTACTGTTGTTACGAGTTGACCCATTAAACGAGGTCCTTGATCGAGCGAATTGCGAAAAGACGACGTGGCCAGTCGTGGATAAAAGGCTCTTCCATGACAATACCTGTCCCAGCGTAGGCGTGGATTAATGTAGTCACACCATTCTTCTCTGCGAAGATGCCTGCATGACACGGCTGGGTTCCATCACGAAATACGCCAAAGTGTCCCGGCACGGTTTCTGTCTCGGGGTTCGAATTAGCAAAGATGTGGCCAATGAACTTTTGAGGGTCCGGAGTTCGGCGATAGCCGGGCATATCAGGGATTTCGAGGCCAAGGTCCCGAGCGGCCACGAGAATGAGTCCTACACAGTCAAGACCGTTACGAGAACGGCCTTGGTGGACCCAACGGACACCAAGCCAGTTGCGAGCCGAGTTAACATAGTCCTGCTTGCTAGGTTGCATCTGGATACCGCATAAATTCATCGTTACCGGGGATGTAGTCTTCCGCACGGCGGTTCGCTACATTGTCATAAAGCTTACAGGAGGCGAGTGATCGGTCGCATCCCTGCGCGATGTCGAAAAGATCACCGGGCTCGATAGTGTAGGACATACCCTCGAAAAGATCGATGGTGTTGGTCTCATCGTCGTAGCCAATAATTTCCACGACCCGACCGGCATTCTTTCCCGAAAACCAAGTGATCGTGCCACCCACGTAGGTCGAAGCGCCTGTAAAAGGCACTGGGAGGTCTTGCGGTGTCTCAGCGATATTAATCGGACCCTGCCCGCTTGATCCAAAAGCAAACACGGCTGATTGACCATCAGTGGTGAAATTGAATGCGAAACTGGCGACGGTATTCCAAACCGACCCATTGACAGGTTCGGTGTCGAGCCACTGAATGTCGAAGGATGACGGGGCCAGTCCGGCTTCTCCCGCGATTACCTCAATCTGGGCAATATCGATCGCGGACCCAAAATCAATCCACCAACGAACGTCAGCAATGTCGATGTCCTCATCATCTTCACTTTCGTTATTCCACGCGGAGTTGAAACCCCAAGTGGTGTGGTATTTCCCATCCCGAAGACGGCGAGGGCTGTCTGAGTTTAGTCCATCAGGAATGTTATCGAATGCCGTCCCGCCTTGAATGAGGTTACCATCTTGGTCGCGAAACCGGAGTTGCGCAAGAGCGAACCACGTGCCATTCGGGATGCCGTCCGGCCTGAACGACCAATAACGGTGAGCCCCTTCGCTTGTGCCAACTGTGGGTGCGTCTGGGATGTCCGACGCTGTGAACTGCGATCGTCCATCACTGGTGGTCGTTACAGTGCCGCGTCGCGTGTAATCCGCGATGTCTAGCTTGCAGCGGTCATCACAAAAGTCCGCCCGACACTCGGCCGAGTAAACTTCGATCCAGTTGTGGGTCAGCGCTTGAGCGAGGCCCCGAATTTCCGTAACAATCGTGCCATTATCGAGAAGAGTGACTTCACCAAACCACCCACGACGAACACGCAAGGCTCCAGTGTCCGGAGCTTGCCAGTTGACGATAAAGACATACACGTCGGCCCGATTGAACAGCCCGGCGCGGAGTTCTTCATCCCTGATCTTTTCGGAGTCCAAAATGCCAGACACATCGAGGTTAGACACACCAAAGTCCGAAGTCGATTGAACGGCCGTGCGATCGTAGCTGGCTTCGGCTTCATATAGATTTCCTTCGAAGAGGATGTCCTGATCATGGTCTGTGAAATAAAACTCTTGTCCATCCCGACGCACAATGCGCCAGCACGAAGCCAAGGTCGTAACCTCTTGATCGAGGTGATCCGAAAGAGCCTGACTGATCGTCTTCATGAGCTACGCGGCTTGAGTTCCACAAGAGGGATGGACGGCCACGACATGAGTTCCCAGTCGTCGTGGGCGATCTTGATTTCGTCGGTAGCGAAACGCACCGGGACATCAAATTGGCAAGCGATCTCAAACACTGCACCATCGTCATCGTTGCTGCGGTTGGTGATGACGCCGGTATTGGTATTAAGACGGGAACTGGTCTGATCGCCGCTAAGGAGGGTTCCATTGCGCCACAAAATTACCGTTCCCGGCACGATCTTGAGAATCGGTCTATCGTATGCGTAAGCCGTCAGAGGTTCATATCGTTTGAAGACTTGCAACGTGGAGGTGTTGCCCGCATTGCCCATAGTCCCGATTGTCTGACGGGGCAGTTCAAAATCCATCCAGTCCTTGAACCGGAAACCATAGGCCTGCCCACGGCGAGCGTAGAAGAAATCGAGCACCTGTTCCATCTGTTCGCGTTGCTTGATGCCGTATGAAGCATCATACATAGCGCGAGCCAAGGACCATTCGACGTTGCGCTGCTCATGTCCCGAAGCGAGTTCAAAGACATTGGTCTTGAAGCCGGGGCCGCCCGAGGAGCCATACGAGATGTCCTCGGGGAACCGCACTTCGTGAAATTGTGCGATGTCCATAACTAACCTAATCTGAAATGAGACGACTGGCTACAGAAGATTGCGCCCGGTGTCAAGCGAAAATTACCCCCGGTTGCGGGCAAAGCTGCGCTGAGCCACCATGTGCATGTCGGTGACGACCTGCTGACGACTCTTCTTGAAACTGTCTGCATTCGGAGTAGAGATGTTCCAGTTGTTCACGATTGCTTGCCCGTTTCCACCACCGTTCGGCATCTCGACCGGAATCTTGCGACCACGGCTGAGCGGCACGACTGCTTCGTTGTCGTGAAGGATTGCTGGCATACCGCCTCTGGTATTGGTAGTCCCGGCCGAGAACTTCGGTGCGTTCCGAAACGCGGCCGGGCTGATAACGGCGGTCGAAACCGGTGAGTTAGAATAACCACCTTCCGAAAACAGTCCTGCCAGCACGCCACCAATTCCACCGGCAGCACCACCACCGCCCATGAGCATTTTCTGCATGAGCATGGTGCCAAACATGACGGCCACTTGAGCGATAGGGCTCTTGAACGACCCAGCAAATGCAAGGCCAATCATCGGCATCATGCTCGTCATGGTATCGCCAAAGCTTCCGGCTGTGACTTGCGCCGTTTCCTCGATTGCCTGTTGTGCGCCACCACCCAGCGGGGCGCTGCCGTGGCCGCCGAGGGTAAAGTTGTCGTTCGAGGCTGCGATGCCACCTACGGTGACCGTATTTCCACGACCATCAGTGAAACCACCCGTGCGTGGGTCGATTGCGATACCGCCGTGAACAAGCTGGACAAACATCGGGAGGCCCGGCGAGGTGCCAAGCGGATCAGCTTGTTCTGCTTTGAAATCATGTCCAAGCGCTCCTAGAAAATGTCCGGCCATAGTTGGATTGCCGTTCTCAAGTTCATCAGCCGAGAACATCATTTCACCGAAAGCGCGAGTGATGTCCTGTGCAGCGAAACGAACAAGCCCCTGCTGGATCGTGTCGAAAATCGCTTGGAACGAAAACTGACCCGTTGTGCCGAGGCTGAACAGTTGATCTTCAAGGCTCTGGAAGATATTTCGGTCAAGCTCCTGCGCTGCCTGTCCTGCCGTCTGGATGTCGTTAAGGTAGCTGCGAACGCCGTTGTTCTCGAAGAACTCCTTGTTACGCTTGAGTTGGTTTGCAAGCTCCTGTTGCTTGATGATCTGCTGTTCGAGGCCGTCGATCATGCCCTGCGTAAGCGGGCCGCCGGGCGAACCTGCACGCAGGTAATCGGTTACTGCCTGCTGGAGCATACCATACCGATCGGCAAGCTGGTCGGTCAGGCCAGCCAGCGCCGTCTCGTTGCCGAGTTCGAAAAGGAGATCGCCACCAAACGTGTTAGCCCGTTCAGCCTCACGCTGAGCAAACGCCGTAGCGTGCCCGGCTGCGCGGATTGCCTCAGCAACCTCTTCGGCCGAAAGGCCGAGGTTTCTGAGTGCAGCATCGAGAGTAGGAGCCTTACCTGCCAAAGCGAGCACGCGATCGGCAAGGTCTTCCGACGCGTAAGCAGCGTCCAATGCGCCCGAACGAAGCTCTTCCATGAACTCGGCGAACTGGTCGGTCGGCAGCGCAATCTGGGCGAATGCGGTCATTTGGTCCATGCCATCGGCCATGGCTTGCAAACGCGGGATAAAGCCGCCCGCAGCGTC